GATTTCTCCCAGATTTTGAACCGGGATTTATCCTGCAGCCAGGCCTTCTGATACGGGAAAAGGTATGTGGCGGTATCCTTGGCCATAGGTTATAGCCTCAAAAACTGGCGCACGGCCTCGAGCGGATCCTGCTGCGGTTTTTCTTCCGCATCCGCTGGTGGCTCGTTCTTGAATTCGGATGGCGGCACGATCATATAGCCGAAGCGGCTCAGCAGGTTGACCTTGGTACGGCTGGGCTCCTCGCCCGTGGCATAGTCTTCCTTAACGTCTCGCAGCAGGCTGCGCGTGAAGTCTATCAGCTCATACTTCAGGGCCTCTTTGGAGCGCAGGTAGTTCTCGCGCTTCTCTTTCCAATGCCCGCGTTTGGCCCAAGTGCGCACGGTGCGCTCGTTTACGCCGACAACCTCGCCGATCTCGGCAAACTCCTTCTGCTCGTAAACGTAGAGGTGTTCAGCCTGCGGGGCTAGGTCAGTGCGCTTCATGGCTCGCCCCATTCCTTTTGCAAAGCTTGCAGCTCTTCGAGCACGCGCTTGCGTTCCTCGGTGCAGGAGAAAAGGCGCCGGGTACTATCCAGGGCTAACCTGGCGTTTATGAGGTCCAAGTCCATAAACGGGGGAATTGCTTCGCGCGCCACGGGGATGAGAGCGGTGATCTCAGTCTCCAGCTCACGGAGGCGGCGCTTCTTTTCAGCGATAAGCCCTTGGGCCATTAGGCGTTCATGTCTGCTCATCGGCTAGACCTCCGATCCGTAAGGTGGTTTTTCATGTCATCGATCTTCATCTCTACCCGGCCGATGCTGGCCACCAAAACCTTCAGGTCTTCCGTCAGGCCCTTGAGCACTTCATAGTTGCGCTCTTCCGCATCGCGCTGACGGGCGATGGTGGCGTTGAAGTTCTCATTCATGGACTTGAGCATTTCCTGAAGCAGGCTGAACGTCGAGCGGTGCAGGGCATAATAAGCCAGGAACATGACGCCAACCGCGCCTATATCTCCCAAGCTTTTCATAAAATCGGCTTCCATAAGCCCCTCCAATTCATAGTCAGAATAAGAGTAACGGGGCACGGCGTCTTTTTGTAACGAACTAGTACATGGCAAAAGTACGGTGTATTAGTACATGGGAGATGTTCGTTAAAAACATACACGGCAACTGAGTATCATCGGAGCAGCATTTATTGTCTGCGAGGATGCGATGAAACTCGTTTGCCCGCCCACCGATTGGGCCAATGCGATAGAGATTACCCAAGAACAACGCCAAATTGTCGAGCATATAGCCAAGCAACTCGGCCTGGTATGCAACTACCATGAGCAGTCTCGCAAACTGTATATAGGCCTGCCCGCTGGTGCGAAAAAGCCCGCGGAAAGCACAGCTAAGGCCGAAAACCCCAAGCATGACGACGTGCTGCGCTTTACCATGCGCCTGCCCAAAGTGGCCACCCATACCATCATCGATGGCGTGATCGTGCTGAACGGCCAAATGTATAAGGCCTGCTCCGGCTGCATAGGTGGCCAAGTTTATGATCGCTATTGGATCACCGGGCAAAGCCCGATCCCGCCCGGCAGGGATTATAAGGTGGACCTGCGTTGGTCCTACTCGGATTTGATCGGCATAGCTGGCCGTTACTATCACATACTGCCCGACCCGATTGAGCGCGGTGACGGCTCAGGCCTGAAGCGAAGCGAGATCGGACTGCACCAGGACAACGGAGTGCCTGGGACTGCCGGTTGCATCGGCGTGGTAAACAACGATTGGAGCAGGCTTTGCAATGCCCTCGACGAGCTGGCTAAGTTCAACCGCTACCTCAGCCTGGAGGTTAACTATCTATGCCGGGATTAACTGATTGGTTCGATGTTTTCAGGTGCGGGAGCCATGTGGACCGCTTCGGCCGCGAGGTGACGATAACCCGCGACGATATAGACGCTGCCATTGCCAGCTATCAGACGAATTCGGCTCCGATCGTAGTCGGCCATCCCTCCCTAAATGCGCCCGCATTCGGCTGGATCGGAGCCTTTCGGCGCATCGGCGACGTTGTGCAGGCCAAGGCCAGCACGGTCGCCGATGAGTTCGCCGATCTCGTTAAGCGCCATCTGTATAAAAATCGCTCCTTGGCGTTCGGGCCTGGTCCGCGCTTCCGACATGTAGGTTTTCTAGGGGCCGTAGCTCCGGCCGTCAAGGGGCTTAACGAAATACAATTCGCAACCAAGGAGGATGTTATGGACATTGAGTTTTCCGAACCCGTGCCCGAACCAACCGCGGCTGCCGCTCCCGAAGCGGTGCCCGAATCCGCGCCTGCCCCGGAGCAGGCATCTCCCCAGGAATCATCAGCTGAAATGCGTCCTGCTGAGCAAAGCCAGGCGGAAGAAGCGCAGGCAGAAGATGAAGAGAAGCTGGCGTCAGACCAGCGAAGCGTTTCTTCAGAGCTGGATTCCCTGCGTGAGGACCTGAAAAAGGCCCGCGAAGAAGTCGCCAGGATGCAGGCAGAAGTGAAGCGTGCCCAAGCCAAGAGCAGACACACCGAATTTGCCGCCTATACCGATGGCCTGGTGAAATGCGGCAAGCTCCCTGCCGCCAGTTGTGCCCGAGTCCACGAGTTTATGGAGTTCTTGGATCAGTCTGGCAGCTACGAATTCTCCGAAGGTTCAGAACCTGTTTTAGAGCGTTTCAAGACCCTTCTCGATACCGTGCTGAAGCCGGTGGAGTTCTCCGAACTCTGCACTGAAGCCGAGGCACCCGCTCCCAGCACTCCCGAGGACATGGCGCGCCAGATTGCGGCTTATCGCCAAGAGCACAAAGGCGCCAACATCTCCGAGGTGATGGCTCATATCAATGGAGGCAAATAATCATGCGCAACCCTGGACTTATCAAAACCTTTGAAGCAAGCGGCATTATCGAAGCTAACCGCATCGTGGGGATTACCTCCACGGGCGAAGTGGCCCAGGCTTACGGTCCTTACGAGCCTGTTATCGGTGTAACCGAGCTGGCTTGTGAACCCGGCGATCATGTTGACGTCGTTATGTCGGGCATCGCTGAAGTCTGCGCTGGTGAAGACGTGGTCGCAGGCGTACATGTGACTGCCGATGCTGATGGCAAAGCCTGCGCCGCTCAGGACGGTAGTGAGATTATCGGCAAAACCTTAGAGCCTGCCCAGCAAAACGAACTTGTCAGCATTCTAATTACCCAGGCTGGGCCTTACGTATCTGCCGGCGATCCTGACGATGGTGGGAACACTGAAGAGAGCCCTGAGATTGAAAACAACAACGGAGCCTCTGAAGGTGGCAGCAACTCCGAAGGCGGCGGTAACAATGAAAGCGGTAACGATAACGCTACGGAGGCCACGCCTGTAGAGGTTACCGATGAATCTGTTTCCGGTACGTCCGAAGAGACCTGGTACAACTATCAGCTGGCCCACGCCAATGTGGTAGCTGATCCTGCTCCTGTGGTTAAGAGCAACGATGGCAACACCACCTATACCGAAGACACCGATTACATCGTTGATTACACCAACGGCATCATCACCACTCACGATTGCGGCAGCACTACGCTGACCGGCGGAGCTACTATCAAAGTCAGCTATTCCTACGATAGCAGCGCTGCCAGCAACGAAAACAGCGGCGAAGGCTAGCCAGTGATATAGGAGGATAAAGCAATGGCAACCCCCAGACCTTTCCCAGTTGACCCTAAGCTTACGGGCATCGCCCTGGCTTACAGAAACAGCGACTATATCGCTGACATCATCATGCCCCGCGTGAAGGTGCCGAGCAGCACCTTCCGCTATCGCACCTACGAGAAAGGGCAGTATCTGACCCCGCCCAACACCTTGGTGGGGCGCAAGTCTGAGCCTAATCAGGTGGAGCTTGGCTACTCCGAGCTTTCCAGCTATGTTTTCGACTACGGCCTTGACGATGTGATCCCCTACGATGACATCATCAACGCTCCCGAAGGATACGATCCGATGGCCGAGGCCACCGAGTATCTGGCGGAGCTGTTGGCGGTAGATCGCGAAAAGCGCGTGCGCGACATCGTTTTCAACGATGCTTCCTATGCGACTGGCTGCAAGGCTACCCTCACTGGCACTGCTCAGTTCAGTCACGCCGATTCCGATCCCCTGGACACTCTGCTTACCGCGCTCGAGGTGCCCTTCGCTCGCCCCAATACTGTAGTTATGGGACGCGATGTTTGGGTTAAGCTCTGCCGTAACACCAGCCTCCTGCAGACGGTTTATCCCAATGCTAATGGCAACGGCGTGATCACCCCTGAGCAGCTGGCGCAGATCCTCGACGTGGAGCGCGTCCTGGTAGGCAGAACCCGCATCAATACCGCCAAGCGCGGCGCGAATGCCAACATCTCCAACCTGTGGGACAAGCACGTGGCACTGCTCTACATTGACCCTGCCGCTACCGTATCCAGCCGTCTGACCTGGGGCATCACCGCCGAGTTCGGCAACCGCGTTTCGGGAGTTTTGCCCGAGCCCGATAAGGGACTTCGCGGCGCGTCCAAAGTGCGCGTAGGCGAGAGCGTGCGCGAGCTGGTGCTGGCTAACGAAGCCGGCTACTTCATCAAGAACGCCGTGGCGTAAGCCGAAGGGGGCGCTGTTATGGACCTGTGCACCGTCAACGACCTGATCGACCGCATCGGAGAACGTGCGGTCATACAGCTGACCGATGACAGCACCCCTCCCACGGCGGTGAACGTAAGCCGGTGCGAGCAGGTGATCTCCGAATCCAGCGAGGTAGTGAAAAGCCGCCTCGCCGGACGCTACAAGAACGTAGAGGCTTTGGAGACCACGCCGCTGCTGAAGATGCTAACCCTGGATATAGCCGCATACCTGCTCTATTCACGGCGCAACCAGGGGGTTATCGAGAACGTTCGCCAGCGCTACGAAGACGCGCTGAAACACCTTGACTGTATCAAGCTCAACGAGGCAACGCCGCCGAACATCGGCAAAGCGCAGCAGGAGTACGTCACCAACAAGACGCGTTCCGATCGCGTCTTCTCTAAGAGCCTATGGGAGCGGTACTGATGAGCGCTACCGTGCAGGAAATTCAAGATGCAATTATCGCCAAGCTAACCTCGGCGCTGCCGGAGCTGAGCGTCGAGGCCTTTCCCGAGAAGCCCGAGGAGTACGAACTGCTGCATCCTTTGGGAGCGGTTCTCGTTCAGTACGATGGCAGCGCTTACTCGGCCAACCGCATCGGCAACGGTGGCGTTTCACAGGTGCGAACCTTGCGGTTTTCTGTGGTCTATCTCGTGCGCAACCTGCGCGATGCGGCCGGCTGCTACGATGTGCTTGCCCGCGGAGCCGAGGCTTTGGTCGGGCTGGCCATCCCCGGCACTGTGGGCGCGGGAACCATCGTCAGCGAGAGCTTCAACGCCGAAACCGATGGCGTATGGATGTATCTGCAAAGCTACGAGTTCAAGGCGCACCAGGTGGCGACCAATCACGCATAGGAGGCGCTGATGTCTAAAGATATTAACAAGATAACCCTAGGCGTAGGCGTTCTTAGCATAAGGAATGGCAACAACGACGAGGATGTAGGATATTTGGCCGGCGACGTAACCTTCTCCACTGAGATCAATTCCTCAGATTTTCAGGTCGGTACACCTAAGCAAACGGTTATGCGCGTTGTAACGAGCTTCGAGGCAGTGTTGAAGGCCTCGCTGGCTCAGATAGATGCTGATTCCATACAGCAGGTGCTGGGTATCGGAGCTGTTACGTCTATCACCAACGGCAAGAAATTAACCTTCGGAAGCAGTTGGGCTCTGCCTACGCTTACCAATGTAAAGTTTGTGCATACGCGGCCCAACGGTAAGACCATTACCATCGTCTTCCCTAAAGCTATGGTAAAGCCGGGCAATTATGAGCTGAAATTCTCTAACGATTCGTACATTGTGCAGGATATCACGATCACAGCGATATCCGATGGCACCTCGGCAAGCTATCCATATATTGAAGAACAGAGCTAACACAAGGAGGCAACAATTATGAAAACGTCTGAAACGATTACTTTGGGTGTTGGAGATTTATCAATCGACGGTGAAGACGTCGGTTATCTCTCCGGTGACGTGACAATCACCACAGAGGTTGAAAAAGTAGATTTTGTCCACGGAACCCACAAAACGCTGGTAAAGCGTTTCGTTACTACGCTGAACCGATCGATCAAGGCCTCGTTGGCTCAGATTGACATGGCTACGCTAAAGGTGGCTCTCGGCATTGGCGAGTTGGCAACCAATGAGCAAATTTCCCGCCTTAACTTCGGCGCTAACTGGTCACTGGCCGTCTTGAAAAATGTAAAGTTCGTCCATGTCCGCGATGATGGCAAAAAGATTACCGTCTATTTTCCCAAGGCACAGGTTGAGCCGGGCAGTAGCGAGCTGACATTCTCGGCTGACAATGTGGTAGTTCAGGGTATTACTATCAGCGCGGTTGAGGACCTGACGCGTCCCGATTGTCCCATGGGCTTTATCCAGGAGGGCGACAGCGAAGAGACCGATCCCTTTACCAGTGATAGCAGCGACGAAGGTGGCGGTTCTACCGAAGTCACGCCCGTAGAGGTTACCGATGAATCTGTTTCCGGTACATCCGAAGAGACCTGGTACATCTACCAACTGGCCCATGCCAACTTGCTGACGGATCCTGCTCCTGTGGTTAAGAGTGCCGATGGCAACACCACCTACACCGAAAACACCGATTATATCGTTGACCATACCCAGGGCATTATCACCACCCAAGGCTGTAGCAGCACTACGCTGACTGGTGGAGCCACTATCAAGGTCAGTTACTCATACGATAGCAGTGCTGACGGTGACGAAGACGACGATGAAGGCAGCGGCGGCGAAGGCTAGCAGATGGGCCCCGCTTCGCCGGGGCCTTTTTTGTATATCACAAGCATTTAATGGGCTTTTAATAGCGGCTAAATGGCAGTTAAAGTAGACATAAGGAGCATAGACATGAGCGAGGATTGTTTCATCTTAGAGAAGCGGCGGAGAACGATACAGCTCGACGGGCGCAAGTTTGTGATGCGCGAGATGAGCGCAGAGGCGCTGCGCGCTTACACTCAGACATTGCTTAAGGCTGGGCAGGAGCTCAAAGATCAGCTTAAGACCGATTCTGGCGTGGATTTAGTCCAGGTGTTGAAGGAAGCTGCGGAAACCGAGCTGCTGATTCTCATGGATCTGCTCAAGGAACCTGCAGACGGAGGCCAGCCTGCAGATGAGGCTTTTCTGCGCGGGCTCAGCGCCAGCCAGCGCCAGGGCATCTTTACCCTTCAGGATGAGCTAAACGATATGCAAAACCTGCTAAAAAAAACGGCAAGCCTTCTGGCTTAAGCCGGGAGGCCGAGGCGGCGGGCTTAGGCTGGGCGGAGTTGGCGGACATGATCGGCGCCCGCTACGGCATGAGCCCGTTTCAGGTGTGGAGAGAGTTTAGCCTGCGTCAGATTGTGATTATTGGCACTCTGACCGCACGGGCACGATGGCGCGAACGAGCCTTTCAGTTGGCCCTGCACGGTGGCGACGCTGGCAAGGAGCCGAAGTGGAACTTTGGTTTTGACGCGGATACGCGGCAACGAGATATGGACGAGTTGCAGGCATATATAGCCCGCAAGAAGGCTGGTGGCAATGGCAAACAGCAGTGAAAATGTTGAAGTAAAAGTAGTATTTAAGGCCAATACCAAGGACCTGGACAATGCCAAAAAGGTGTTGGATGGTCTGGGCCGTCCTAACTCAAATAATGGAGCCAGCAACACTGCCGACAGCCTGAATGATGCCGGTGACGCCGCCGACAAACTCAGCGATAAATTCAAGAACGCCGGAAATGCTGCCGATGCCCTGTCGGGCAGTTTGAAAAACACAGAGTCGGCCGCTACCGAGCTGAGCGGTCAACTGCTGAACGCTGCTGATGCGACTGATACCCTGCAGAAGGCTTTTGTCGACACCGGCGCGGCAGTAGATGGGTTACAGGATGGGATGCAGGCGACCGCAGCTGCCACCGGCGGAATGGTCGACACCATTAACAACGCTCGCGAGAGTGCAGAAGGATTTAATGGCAGCTTTGTTGACCTGACTAGCGCACTGGGAGAAATTCAGGGCTTCGGCAATACTCTGAAGGGCATTTCTGGAGGCCTGCTTGCCATGGGTGGCGATGCCATTACGGTAGCCGGCGAGTTTGAGCAGATGCATGCCAAACTGGTAACCATTCAAAAGTCCGGACAGAAGGCCAGTGAGACCTTTGAAAATGCTAAAAAGCTGGCAGCCTCCACGCCGTTTGATGTAAAAGGCGTGGTGAACGCCGCGGTGCAGTTGGAGGTTTACGGGCAGAACTCTAAGGAGCTGCTGCCTGTCGTGGCTAACCTGGCCTCGGCTATGGGCGGCGATGTGTCGCAGGCAGCTACCGCCATGGGCCGAGCTCTGAGCGGCTCCAGTGAAGGCCTGCAGAGCTTGCGCGATGTCTTCGGCGTAACCACCGACAAGTTGGTTAAATTCGGCGCTGCTCTGAATAAGCAGGGCGGCATAGCCGTAGATAGCAAAGAAAACCTCGACAAGCTGAAAAAGGCGTTGACGGGCCTGATAAACACGGAGTTTGGGGGAGGCATCGAACGCCAGGCCGCGACCGTGGCCGGAGCGATGGCCAACGTGGAAGATTCCGTGACTAACCTTAAGGCGACGATCGGTTCCCAATTTGCGCCTTATATGGTGGTTATCAGCCGTAACTTGGCGGATATTATAGAGAAGACCGAGCAGTTTGCCCCGACCATTGCTATATTTGGAGCTGTGGGCGCGGCGGCGACGGGCATGGCAGGTACGTTTATAAGCGCAGCGGTGGCGGCGGTGGGGTTGCAGGCAGCCACTAGCAAACTAGGACTCTCGCTTGGCGGATTGGTCACTAAGATGCGCGGTGTGCAGGTTGCCGGAGTCAGCATGTTTGCGGCCGGCGGTTGGGCGCTAGGCATTACCGCTTTAATTGCGGGTGCGGAAGCATTAAACGTCCACTTGTTAGCGCAGATTGAGAACGAAAAGAAGCTGCAAGAAGGCATTGCCGAAGAGGCCAAACAGACGGTGCAGTTGCGCCATGAGTGGGACAATCTGCGTAAGGCGGTAGAAGAGGCTACCGGGGCGAAAGTTAAGTTCAACGAGAAGGACCTTACGCCGGGCGCAGTTGGAATTAAAGAAGCTTTGGGCTCTACCGATGTCCCTGGGTTACAGTTATACGATAAGCTAAGCAAAAGCGGTTATACCCCAGAAACCATTGATGCGAAAATAGCGCAAAACAAAGAAGCTATAAAAAACCAAAAAAAGCAAATTGAAGATGCTCTAAAACAATATAACGCATATACAGACGCTGTGGAGGTGTACACACAAAGAGGATATACCCAACCAGGGACAGAGGCGCTAAAATCGCTCGGCATAACGGAAGAGGAACTGGAAGCTTCCAAAAGAGATGTAGAGGTAAGAAAGCGCAGAATTGAGCAATTAAAAGAACAGGCGTCAGACTTGCAGGCGGTCAAAGACCGTATGTCAGAGATAGCGGATCCTATCAATAAAAACATCAAAGAAGCTCAGGCCCTGGGTGAATACCTGAAATTTGCCGATGCCACCAAAGACATAGATGTTCTGAAGAACGCCCTCACTGATGTTGGCGCCACCTTGCAGAATTTGCGCACTACCGCGGCTTCGCAAACAGTTGTCGATGTCTCCGACAATAAAGCCATTGCTAAGCGGATGCAGGAACTTCTCAAACAAAACGGCCAGGACACAGCCGAATTCAAGACTCTGGAAACCATTTTCCAGATGGCTAACCTGTACGAAGAACGCCAGAAGAAAATCGTGGAGCTTCAGCAACAGGACCTGCAGAAGCAGCTCGAGGCTATGGATCAGGCGTATGCTGAGCAGCAGGCCGGGCGTGATCGCGATCTGGAAGCCGAACGCGAGCATGTAGTTGCCAAGCTTAAACTGGCCGAGGAAGAGCGCCAGAAGCGGCTCAACGAGGTGGAGAAGGAGATAAGAAGCGGCAAGCTCACTCAGGATCAACTGAAGACAGAGAAAGAGTACCGGGAGAAGCTCAGTCACGCCACTAAAACCGAAATAGAATGCAAGAACCGGCTGCACGAGATTGATAAGAAGATCGCCGAAGACGCCAACAAGAAAGCTGCTGAAAGCGCCCTTCAGTCTCTCGACAGCCAGATAGGCACTTTGAAGGCCAGCGCTGATGAGCTAGCTTCATCGGCTACGGCCAGCAGTAGCGACATCATAAGGGCCTATGACATCGTTTTGCAGAAGGCCGACGAATGGAAGAAGGCCAACGATGACATTATCAGCCAGAATTCTAAGGTAAAAAGCGCTGCTGAAAGCATTATTAAGGGTGCGACCAGCGGGCGCAAGATGGCAGTCAGTAGGCAGAATAGCGAACTGCTCACCTCGCTGAGCGAAAAGGCTTCTGATCGCATGGTCGGCGTCAGCGGTCCGCTCAGGCAGTTGGATGCGGTGCAGGCCAATCTGAGCATGTACCAGCAGGCATTGGCCAAGCTCAATAGAGACACTAACAATCTGAAAGAAACCGAATCTACTCGGGTACAACTGCAGAAGACCATAAACAACCTTAAGCGACAGGAGCTCTCTACAACTGAGCAGATTCGCCGAGTAGAGGAGCAACTAGCTAGCGAGACTAAAAGTATTGAAATACAGCTGGAGCAGGAAAAGCTGGCGGCTCTAGAGGATCGGGCAGCTGCTGGCGAGCAAGTGCAACAGCAAATCGTAGACCAACAGCAAAAGATTTACGAACTAGAGTTGCAACAGCTTCACGATGCTGAGCAGAAAAAACTCAAAGAGGTTGAAGGTTCCGAGATGGGGCGCTTAGAGGTGCTTAAGCAGTACCAGATGAAGCGCGAGATGCTAGAGCTGCAACACAATCGCAAACTGAATAAGGAACAACACAGCTTAGGCGGCAAGAGCAAACACAAGAGCAAACAGGGTAAGGACAGCACAGAGTCCACTGGCTCATCCGCCAAACCCGCGTCAAGCCAGGAAAGCACCTGGAAGCCTGGATCTCCTCTAAAGTCGTTATCTCAAGCGATTGCCGAACAAAATCAGTGGTTTGCCGATGCTGGTAAAGACTTCGGGAATGCCCCTGCCAAAACGAACAAAATGGGCGATGCGGCAGAGCAAACATCTAACAAGCTGAAGGGACTGGCACGCAGCGCCGATGCGGAACCCATTCGGAGGAATGCCGAGGCGGCATCTATCAGCGCCAATGCATTTAGTCAGGCGAAAGACGCAGTAATTGTGTTTGCTACTGCATGTATATCAGCTGCAAAGCAAATACAAAATATGTCGCAACAGGCCGGCAACGGTGAAGCGGCAGGCGGTTTAACTAGCGGTTCGTCTGACAGTGGTGATGTTGCAAGCGGTTCAGGTGGAGATTCGTTTAACAGCGTTCTGCCTTCTGTTGGTGAGGTGAGCACGTTCCCCAGCGCCAGTGCCGCCGGTGTAACCGATATGCTCGCATCTTCGGGCTCCCAACTGGCGCAGATCAGCAGTTCCAGCAACTTCAGGAACTCAACCGTTAATAACTACTATGTAGATTCGGCGCGTCTAGCCGAAAGCGTCGATGCTAGGGCGATGGCCAAGATGATCTCTAAGATCAGCGGACAGGAAGAGCGGCGCATACGAACCTACACCGGACGATAGGAGGGCAAATATGGCTATTTGGGAGTATAAATCGAGCGGTTCCATTAGCCGCTCGCCAGTCACGGTAAAGGCCTTGCCGACAGACAATTCTCACTATGGGGCGACCTATGTATATGATTTAGCCTCACCAGATCGCTCCGTCACTCTCGACGGAACGGGGCTGACTAGCACTGAGAAGGCCAGTCTTGAGACCGCAGCCATGACCCGCAACGCGGTGATGACCGTCACGGATAGCGCGGGTGTGAGCCACACGGGACGGCTTATGAGTGTAAGCTGGGAAACGATACCGGGAACGGCCCTGTTTAATGCCACGATAGTGCTCTCTGACCGGTCTTTTGAGGCGAATTCCAATCTGGCGGTCGATCCGTTTGCATCATCTTAGGAGGTCTTATGCCATACGCCACGTTGGTAGCCAACAATGTTTCCTATCCCATCGTTGAGCTGTCGGTGACCGAAACGGCGATGCGCGGCTATGAATGGAGCGCTAGGCTGGTCGGAACGCCAGAATCCCTCAATAATTTCTCGCCGAACAATGTTGTCACCATAATGTTATATGTTGACTCAAGCCACTATATGGAATTCCCACCCATGATTACCCTTCAGGGTAGCACCGACCCAAATGGCGTGTTTGATGTGTCGGGCATGGATCAGACAACCTGGAAGCTCTCAAAGGACGTCAACCCTGACAACGAAAACGAGACGACTTCCGTTTACAACAGCAGCACAACGCATTCGATGAGTGCGATAGTCTCTGAGATATGTTCCAAATGTGGTGTGCAGTTGCAATTCAGCGGCTCCTCGGTGACCATGTACGGTTTGGGTACGCTGACGGGAACAGGTGTTAGCTTATTGGATCGCGTCCTGGGGCTGTTCAACCACGAATGGAGGGTGGCCAATGATGGCACTGTCCTAGTCCAGCCGTTAGTGTGGGCTAGTGCCAATAATGCAACATCGTTGCCAATGCTGAGCGCTCAGCGCAACCGCGATTACGAGCAACGCAAAACCTCTATGGGATTCAGCAAGATTCTCTCGCTCCCCGGCGGAAGTGATGTGACCGTCCAGAATGGCAGCTCTACAACGACAATAAACGCGCCGCTCCCGAACCCTCGCGCCACAGGAGGTTACCCAGCCAATAACTGGATAAACCCCTATACGATGGAACGGTGTATGCTCTATTGTCAGACCGCCACAGTCCTTTACGATCAGGCTATGGCGTTGGGCGGGAACTATCTGCAATGCGACCTGCTCAGTCAGAACGATGCCGACAATAACTGGAAGGTTAAACTGTATCACGGCGACCCAGGCCCCGATGACCCAGGCAACGCTTATTTTGTGGGCGAAGTGTCCGGTTCTGGGCTGAGCGCCACCGTAACCACGACCTCAGCGCACCCGATCACCCATGCCAGGCTTTATCGAACTATAACGTATCAAACGCAGTCGGGCACTGGCACGTCGGAGACTACAACGGAATACCCGCACAGCGACGGCATTAAGGCGGTGTTGCGTTGTTGGGACACTATTCCCAATGCGGCGCAGTCCTTCACCTATCAGTATAACACGGGGAATACCCCTGCTAACCCTGACCCCAACGTAGTTAGCGATTTGCTCTGGACGAGCCTGGCACAATGCCAGTCGTTAGCTCCAGGCCAGATGTGGGCGGACAATCGCCAAAGTCACACCATCAATTACAGTGGTCCTTGGGTGTTGGGTTTGCACGTGCGTGACTGCATAAGCCACCATACGTTCCCAACCGCCAGGATTGACCAAATTACTTACTCTATATCCTGCAACGATTGCCACGTGGATTTGCAATGCGCGGTACTGGGGAGCGACCAATGGTAAGTGATGAAGAAAACAGCGGCAGACTGATTGTTGTAGATAGTAATGGCCATGTCTTTGATGAGCACTATCAGTCAATTGCGTCACGTGACGCTGGATTTGATAGGCAGTATGGCGAAAAGTCAGCGATCGGGTTGGTCCCGTATGTTATGCAGGTGGCGCAGCCGTGCAATAACGGGCAGTTATGTATGACTAATTCGGCGTTGCTGTGGCACCAGATCGGCGGTGATTAGATGCACGTTAAATGCATACTGAACGGCGATTTATGGGGCGTTTCAGAACTGTTACTGACCGAGGGCTATAACGAAGGCTGGACTTTCTCTGCATCTATACCTGGGCTTACTGACCGCGTGTTCTCTACTGTGGCGCTGGAGGTCGGCGACACGTCAGGAACGTTGGCATTGACCATGGCGTTAGAATCCAGCACGGAAGACAGCTACGGCATGGAGTTGCGCGGCCGAGACAAGGCGTCCCGCGACCTCTCACATGCGTACTACGATGGCTCCAGCCTGCATTGCGAGAACGCGGCAGCGGCGTTAAGTTCGCTGTGCAGTTTTTCAATGGTGGGGGTTTCAGGAACGCCGCAAAACCTGAACATCCACTACGCATCAACCGACGTGCAAACAACGTTAGACTTGCTTGTGGCGATTTTGGACATCTGCGCCAGTAGGTATAATTCCAACGGAACAGTGTTGACCTTCGCACCAGTCAACCTAGGCAGGAGCGCGGCACACGTTCTTTCTGATGTCATCGACGCGACGTTTTCCGTGGATTATGAGGCGAAGAAGGATAACATCCGCTTGAGCAAGAGCACCCCGTGCGACATCAACCAGTCGGTTACTGTGACCCAGAATTGCACGCAAGTGGACAGTTCCGGGCGGGTAGTCTCGGTGGCAACCCTGGGCTGTTCTGCACCGGATAATACCGAATGGGTGAAGATGTGCCAGAGCGCGGTATTCGACTCTGACACGCCAGGTTATTTGGTGCTGAACGACGGAACGCAAGTAAACCTGTCCGCAAAAACGATGACGGTTGACGGTCAGACGGTGACGCTATCGCGCAGGATAGCTGATTATGCGCTATGTATAGCGAGTTCCAAACAGATCTTTTCTGCTACCTTCCACGATAACCGTAACCATGCTTATCGCGATGCCCAAGGGGTTGACTACCACTTTTATCATATCGTCCCGTATGGCCAAGATGGTTTCTATCGCCTGGCAACCGCTATAGAGTTGCCAGGCCTAATCGCGCAATACACGGATGAAAACGACGTTCCGCCAACAGTCACGGATTACGGTATTGTAACAGAGAAGTCTATTCTATCGGGAATGCTGAAGCTGTACTGCTGCAGTTCGTTGCCTAGTTCCGTGTATCCGATACCGGACACGTTAGGCAGTAATTATGACGCGACCTCGGAACCGATATGGAAAAATCCCTCTTATACGCCAATGCACAACTCTGCGGTAGAGAACCCTTCCGGAGATTATGGGCCAAATGCGACCCTCGAGGCTTCGGATTTGAATGCGTTATGTTGGGACGGTATGCCAGAGTTGAACACGCGATACCTCAATTTCGTGCACTCAGGACGGCCGTTTACAACAGAAAGCTGCCAACCACGTTTTTATAAGGTAACTTCCAGCTATGCTGTACGATATCTATATATTAACAGCACGACCTTGATTGCCCGCGGATCTCGCTACTACAGTAGCAACTCCGACATGGGACCAACCTTGCCGAGTACATCGCTTTATCCTTATTGGCACGTGCGCAGATCCGTAGATATACAGTTTAAGTCAGGGTGTAGTGGCACCTTTTATAAGGGAGAAACAGCCCCTACATTAGATAATTTTGGGAAGTATACCATTACTTTCGGGGAAGTTGAGCTTAATAGCGACTTTGATCCAAATGCCAGCGTACCGCACGACAACTCAGACGCACTGTATGCCAGCCCATGTTACGCATATAACTATTCCTTCGGCGATGGCTCCAGCTCTACGAGTTATTCCCAGTCTAGCAACTTAGCTTTGAACTGCGCAGCTAGAGTGGTGAGCTATGCCATCAATCGCAAACGGACCAACACCAGCAGGTGCGCCATGCAGGCCAATGTATCAGAATTAGATATAAGCGATTTCATGCCCATAGGAGGCGAAGATGATGTTACCCACGTGCGGGTGGTAGGTGTATCGCAGGATGCCTGCCCAACTAATTACACACCATCGTTTAGTGTTGGTTATCCCAACCAAAACGCAACGGACGGCTATGTTAAGGCCTCAACTATGTGGCAGAAGAAAAGCGACGCGACGAATAATGCTGAGTTCTATTTGTGGTGGGAGAATAAGGACTGGCGCACCGCGTCCTTCACATTGCCGCTGAGGTTAGACATCCGCGCTGGCGACCTGGTGAGCTATCAGAGCGACAAGTACCTGGTAATGACTGTTACCCACAAGTTAAGCACTTCTGACGTCAGTACAGCGCTGGAGTGCTCGCGTGTTAGTTAGGAGGTATATTATATGGCAACAACCATCCCAACCAATCAAGCTAAGAGGTCGTCTGTGTCTGTAGGCGTAGCAACAGCAAACGGCGTGTATGTTGGCGGCCGCAAGGTAGCGCATAAGCAAGGGAACTACACTGGCGGCGTTGTTGTGATGCGAACGTCAGGAGGCGTCCATGCCGTTGTACGTGTGCCAACGCTAGTAGCATCGACGGGGAACTAAACGTAAAAGGGACCTTCAACGCGTATTGAAGGCCCCTTCATGACTCGTTTAAGAGTACGTTTTTTTGAAACAAATTTTGTGTCAAACCAAGTTGGGATTTGTCTCAAACCATTTGGCGGGTTATATCCGCATCGTGTCGAGCTTGCTCTTGCGGGATGTAAGCTGGGGGATGTAGATGAGCATCTGGTCGATGGTCATGTTGAATTCGGGGATGATATAGGTAGAGTTGAAGCAGTTGAGGGTGTGCTTCAGGGCGCGGATCTTGCCCTCGATCTCCGCTAGC